CCGCAATCAATCCGTGGCCTCCGGTGGTTCGCATCCGGTCGCGCAACGCATCCACAACGCTTCCGATGGCGTTCACGTTGGCCGCTATGCTGCCTACCGAGTTCTCCAGCGTTGTCAGGTCCACCGTATCAGCCCCGCTGAAGTCGTAGGATTCACCGACATCATCGGGCACCGTCGCCACGGCTGTCAGTCGGGGGCCGACAACCTGAGTTCCGCCGCAAAGATACATCGATCCGGCGTTGACCTGCAAGCCCGCCGTGATGCTGCCGGTCGCCCCGAATGATCCGGTGCAGGACCAGTTGCCGTAGAGGGTGCGGGCATCCCAATCGAGATAAACGACTGCGCCGGCGCACAGGTAGCGGTTGTCGCAGTCAATCACCTTGACCTTCCCGGTGTCTCCGAAGCTCGCACTCCAGTTGCGGGTGTAGTCGGCCCCGACGAACATATACATGGTGTGGTCGTCGTGTTCCTCGCCCGCCGAGGCCGCGACAAGCCCCCCATGCCACGAGGCGTCTCCGTGGTCATGCAGAATAGGGTCGCCCCACCAAGTCGTCGGAACGCCGTCAATGTTGTTCCATTCGACCAGTATCCACGGCTTGAGGTCTTGAGGACTGGCGTAGTCCACATATACACCGGGAAGTCCACTTCCAATCCAACGCCTGAAGATTATGCGGTCGTCCCCACCCAAACTACCAACCGATGTCGGTTGATTGATGAATCCATAAAGCTGCACGGTCGTAGTTGCCCTGCGTTCCAGAGAGGCCCAGGGCGAGGCGTCGGCGGCATCGGAATCTAACTGCCACCACGATAAGGTACCGCCCCCCGCATAAGGCTTGTACACCATTGGCAATCGGTATCCGGCTCCGGGTGGGCTATTCGATTCGCGGGGGAATGCCGAATCATCATCCACCCCATACAACTGCGCGGCCCATTTGCCGGTAGGCGTTGCCCCGCCAGTCGGCGCAAACTCAAGCGTCGAGTATACGGGGGTTGTCACATTGGCGTCGGGCAGCACGCAGAGATCGTCAATGTCGCCGCCGCGCCACCGCTGGTACAGGCTGCCGGGGTCAATCACGCTGTCCACGGCGTCAATCGTGCCAAGAAGGAAATAGATGTTCTTTCCGTGCTCCACCTCTTTGGCCGCCCACGCGCTCAACTCGCAAGCTTCGGCCACAACCTGATCCGGCTCAAGATTCGGGTCATAGTCGCCAGACTGCTTGAGCCGCAGATAGATCGCGGTCTGCTTTGTCCCGGCCCCCGTAGTCACGGCCAGGGTTTTGCCTTCGTGGTTCCCGTCGTCGCACGTCAACTGCATGCGGTGGAAGTTCCGCGTCCAGTAGCCGCAGCGCACCATGACTTCGGTATCGTTGAGAACCGTAATCTGGAAGGGATAGGAGCTGTCTGCCCCGGCGTCACTAGGCACCAGCGCAACAAAGCGCCCGGCCTCGGTGTCGCTCACGTTGAAGTCGGCTGAAAACGAGATGCGCGACTGCCGCGCTACCTCTTGGAAGAGTTCTCGGAATGCGGCGAAGTCAAGGCTTGTGTCGCCTCTGAGCGGATGGCGCAGCGTAGGATATACGGACATGACTGCACCCCCTATGGCAATCCGGTCATCGTGACGACATCATCGGGCAGGCTCCCGGTTTGGTAGAGTGCGGTCCCCACCTGTTTGTTGGTCATGGAGATTGAATCGAGCATCCAGTTCCAACCATTCACGCCGCCGGTCTCGGAAGCGATATTCCGGTATTCATAGATTCGGCGCAGTTTGTAACCGTAGGTTTCTGTGGCTGTCCCCGTGTGTGCCCAATACGGCATCACGTCAAGCCCGTTCCATAACCATGTGCCTGTCGAGTCAACGTGGCCCAGCGCCTCCATCCCTGAAAGCGCCTCCGCCGCCGTGGCCGCCGCGGCGTACTTGACAAAGACGGCCGTGACGTTCCGTTTGACCAGGTTCATGCGTACCTTTGACCCGTCCGCCCACGTCATTGTTGACGTTGTGGCGTCATAGGGCAGCGTGACGGCCTCGCCGGCGATGCGGAACTCGTCGAGCGGGACAATGGGGTTCTCGGTGGAATACTCGCAGATGACCACGCAGATCGTGGACGCCTGCCGGAAGTTTTCATAACGCTTGTGAATCAGTTTGCAGGCCACTGGAGCCGATGGCCCTGCCGCCCACGGATTAGACGAGCCGAACGAGTCGCCATAATTGGGCAACTCCACGGTTCCAGCCGAGTCGGGGATGAAGTGCCGCTCGCCCGTCGCCTTGTCCATGTCCACGGCGAGCTTTTGCGCGGTCAACAGTTCCTTGTATCCGCCGGCCATGTCATTTCACCAGTACGGGTTGCCAGTTGCGAAGCGCAATCGTCAATTCCTGCGTTGCCAGCGTGTTCGCCTGCGTCACGGTGTTGTTGGTGTCGAGGTCGCGCCCCGGAACCGACCATGAGGCGGGATTCGGGGGGGTCTCGCGTTGAAGCAGCGATACAACTTCACTCGTCGGCGTGAATGGGGTCGCCGCCTCTACAGGCGTAAGCGGCGTGGCAAAGCTGACTGTCGGCGAGGGTGGAGCAAGACCGCCTTCCGCTGGAGTTTGGGCCGGCGTTCCCTTTGCTTCCTCTTTCTTCCGCTTGTTCAATTCAAATATGGATTGCTGGATTCGCCGGTACGAATCGGCGAACGTCCCGAATGCCAGACCCATCCCCTTCGCTGCATCCGCCGTCTCGTCGGCCTGGTTGCCAAGCTCATCCACATCCTTGGTAGCGTCCTCAAGCCGCTTGCCCTCATCGGGAAGCAGGAATCGCCACGGCTTCAGGATGCGCGGCATGTTGCGATCCAGTTCGTAGAGCTTGTTGATGAAGTCCAAAAGCGGCTTTACGGCCACGCCCCAGACGCGGCCCATCTCCTCGTTGGCTTCGCCAACGTTCTTTTTGAATTGAAGGAATGCTCCCGATGTGGTATCAAGCGCGGCTTGCTGCGCGGCCCAATTGCGATTGCCGAGACTCACAAGCTGATTGAACTGCTCTATGGGCGGGAGCGTGTTGTCCACTTGGGTTCGCAGCACTCCGAACCGGACTGGCATGCCGTCCATCACCCGGATCAGTTGCAGCATGACCGAGTTCAAGTCCTCGCCGGTCATATAGGCCAGCCCTATGGCCGCCTTGGTCACGTCCCTGATTTTGGCCTCGGTCACTCCGAGGCGAAGCCCATAGGCGATAGTGCTCTTGATCGCTTCGTCGGTGTAACGGCTTTGCAGGGCCATCTCCGTTGCAAACGCCGAGAACTCCGGCACTGCCTCGCGGACATTCAACCCGGCCTGCCGCGACGCAATCGCAAGCCCCATCATGGCGTCCTCGGACCCGACGAACTCCCGTAGCTGGGAACCCAGTATCTTGAACGCTCCGGTAATCAGTGCGACGGGGCTGGCCATTTTTATGGCGAGTGCTACGGTAGCACCCAGAATGTCCTTGCTGAAGGCCGAGAAATCTATCTTGGCCCGCCTCAGCCCGTTGTAGAACGCGGCCGTGCGTATGCCGAGCTCGGTGAAAGCGTCGCCTATGGATTCAGATTCGGCCACGGCATCACACCCCAATCTTCCGCAGAACATCAACCAGCGTCACGGGCTGTCCCGACTTTGCCGCCTCTGCCACGGCCCGTTCAAATGCGGCCGTCGAATCTGGCGGACCCTCCGTGCCCCCAGGTGGTGTGGGCACTGGGGTTGCCAGCACAAGCCGCACAAAGGCCACTTGTTCGGCTGGAGCCAGTCTGTCCATGAGCGCGGCGGCCTCAGTGTCGGAGACCGATTGATCCTGCCGCAACGCCAGTGCCAGTACCCGGCATGCCCCGCAATACGACCGCAACCACTTCTCGGCCTCAATCTCAAGCGCCGCCCCGGTAGGCAATACGCCGAATGCGTCGGCCAGGAACTTGCCGTACTCTACCGGATTCAGTCCAACAGAGCTTTCGCGGATGGCCCGGATGCGTTGCGACAGCACGGCTGAGGATGCTTCGGCCAGCAATACCGCAACCGGCACGCGCCGAAGCTTCCATGTCTTCCCGGCAATCTCGACCTCCAGTGCCGGGTTCAACGCCTCATATGCAGTGGTCATGCGACCGTGATGCTCCCGCTGAACTTGAACGTGGCTCCGTAGTTCACCAGGCCGTTGGCTTCCGTGGTGTACGTCACCTTGTCAATGTAGGCTACGCCGGTCAACGAGTTCCCGCCGGATGCGGTTGTGAGAACAAGGTTGACAGACCCGACGGCGGGGACGGTCCCTACCGCGTCGAACGATCCCTCGCCCCTGATGATGCCGGCGACATAGTCCCGCATTCCGCTGGAATCCATGCTGCTGGCGTCGAGCGACTCAGCCGAAATGTCGCAAGACCAACGCTTGATTTCGCTGGCCGCTGTCCCGCCAACGCTGCCGCTCTTTCCCGAAAGTGCCGTGGTAGGCATGTATTCGATCCTCCTCTTATGTCGTGCCTAGGGTGACGGTGCCCTTGAACTTGTATGCTGCGCCGAACTCCACCCGGCCGTCAACCGCCGATGTGTATGACACCTTCTCAATCAGTGCCGCCCCGGTAATGCTGCGGCCTCCGGTCGTCTTGGTTTTCAGCACCAGCGTTCCGACGCTGCCGAGAGCCGGAGGTGTCCCGATGGCGTCCAGCGTGCCGGATGCGCCTTGCAGGCCGAGGACATACTCGGCGTATCCACTGCTCGCCATGTTGGTCGCATCCAACAGTTCGTACTCAACGTCACAGGTCCACCGCGTCACCTCTGCAAGCCCGGACGGCCCCGTGATGGCCCCGGCCTTCCCCGATATTGCGATTGTCGCCATCGTCTTGTCTCCTTTGCTTCCGAGTTATGCCAGCCCGATCATGTAGGCGTACCGAACGTGAACAGCCCACCCGTTTCGGTCTGGCTCTTCGACCAGTGTATAGCCGCGTGACTCTGCCGTTATCATGCGATAGGTGCTCATCGTCAAGAGTTGATCGTCGTACAAGGCCGTGAGCAAGAGGCCGGCCGCGATTGCGTCTGACGGACTCGCATCGTCATCGAATACGCTCATCTCAACGTCATAGGTCTCGTACTTGACCGACCCCATCGCGTAGTCAAAGCCGCCATCGAGCACGGCTACCCTGACGAATGGGAACTGCACCGTAGGCGGAGCAACCCCCAGCCATATCCCGCCCGGAGTTGCTGCCCTGAGTGCTGCCCCTGCGGCCCCGTCGTATCGGGTCTTGATGGCCTGTAGCAGTTCCGTCATGCGGCAACTCCGGCGATTATTCGCCTGATCCTCTCGGCATTCCGCCGCACCGCAGGCAACAGGTATGGGCGCGGCAGCATGCGGGACGTTCCAAGCTCAAGGTATAGGGCATAGCTGTGCGGATCGCCGCGCAAGGTGCTTCCGATTCGCCGGGTGTACGCGCTGATACGCTCCCACCAAATGCTGCGCTTGAGCGTGCCTATCTGGATGCCGGGAGTCTCGCCCGGCTTTGACCGCGCATACCGACTCCCCGCACGCAGACGCTTGCGCCCGAATCCGGGTGGCCGCCCCCGCCCATACATCGACTTCTTGATGTCGGCCACAAGCATGATGGCGGCCCTGTCCAGGTTGGCGGACAGCTTGGCTTCCACCCGCTTGATGAATCGCTCTGGATGCCAGTTCACACTCATGCCGATACCCGATCAACCTTGATTTCCTGGTGATGATCCATTGTCGAGTTCTGCCGCACAATGACCGACCTGACCTCGTAGACCGCGCCGCCGATTTCCAGCGCATCCTTCTGCTGAATCGGCGTGTCGCAGTCGCAATAGACGGTGTGCGTGATCTGCACCCCCTCGCGCCCTGCGATTTCGCGTTCCTCCGCGGAGACGGGAGAAATGCGGCAGGCCACGTTGGTGTATGACGCCGCCCGGCTCGCCACTGCCCCGGCTATGGCGTCCTTGCTCCAGCCTACGGCCAGCACGGATAGGGTCGAATTGTACAGCCCCGACAGCATCATGCCTCCAGCCGTTTGTACGGTGCGAGTTCCGCATCGTGTTGTGCTACAGCATCGTCTATTTCGCCCCGCGTATAGGAATAGTCGCCGATGGACTCCGACTTCATTCCGCTGTCCTTGCCCGATTGCAGGAACAGGTCGGAGCATATCCGGTTCGCGGCCAGGATCAGGCCGTCTGGCAAATTGCCCTCAACCTCGTCGTCGCCATCGCCGGCGTCCTGCGGCAGCGTATAGCCCGCCGTCCACCAGGCGAACACGTTTTGCTGGCCGCACGGAAAAACGTACGTCTCTTCGGCCTCGATGGCCCGTTCCATTTCCTGCGATAGCCGCACGCTCACGGGTTGGAAGGCCACTTCAATGTCGGCCCGGTTCGGTGATAGCGCATCGCAGTTGACGGGCTTGACCGTGACGGTCGGATAGGTCGAGTAGTCCGAGATACCGCTGCCCGTATAGGCCACGCCAACCCACCCGGTCGGAGCGGCGGCCATGAGAAGCGCGACCGTGGGATAGCTGGCCCAGGTTAGGCTTGAGGTTGACTCTACGCCCGCCGTGCTAACGGACCACAGGGTCGCCCCGGACTCGTCCGTCCGAACGGTTGCTAGGCGGGCCGTGGACTGGTAGAAGTAGCCGGCCACAACGGATTCAACGGCGACCATGCGAAGGGCCGTCACGGGCCATTGTGGGAGCAGCAGAAACCGCTCTCCGTTGCCGTCAAGCCATCGGCGGTAGGTTGCAGTCCCGAAGACCCGGCTACAATGCGACTCAATCCGAGCCGAGGCTTGAGTAATCAGCGTCTCCAGCCGCGCATCGTAGCCCGTGGTCGTCAACCCCATGTGCTGTTTCAGCCGCGAAAGAGTTGTCAGCGCCATTGTC